GAAGGCCGTGTCGCCCGCGATGGCCGCGCCTTGCGTGTAGGTCATCGTGGACCACCCGTCCTGCGCGCCCGTCACGACGTTGTAGCGCATCCATCGGCCCGTCGCGTCTTTTTGCGCGTAGATCGAATTGTGGCGGTACGTGTACTTCGTGCCCACGCCGAAGACTTCAGTCGCCGGGGCGTAGGTGAGCGCACTCACCCATGTGTTCGCCGCGATGTCATAGCGGTCCAGCACCGCACCCGCGCCGCCACGGAACGAGTAGATGTAGCGCCCGTTGAGGATCGCAGACTCGTTCGTCCACGCGTCGTCTCCCACTTCCCACACCCAATGTGCCGACATTCCCACACCCGGCGCAGCGGCACGGGCGGCGGTCGGCGACAGCGTCGTCCACGTCCCCGCGCTAATGCTGTAGCGGAACAGCGTCACGGCGTTCGACCCCATGTAGTAGATGAAGTCGTCGTTCCCTTCAATGTTGTACACGCTCGTGGCATCGGGCTGCGTCGTCCACGCCGCCGAGGTCGTCAGCACCGTGCCGGTGTTGCTGGCGATGGTGCGAATCTGCCCCGCGCCCGTGCCCGACACGATGCGGACCTGTGAGTTGGCCCACTGGTTCGTCGCCCACGCCTTGCCGCTGTTCGTGAGCGTCGATGCGCCGCCCGCCGTCGCCGTGCCGGTCGCAAACGCCGCGTAGCCATCACCCATCCACGACGGGGTGGCAATCAGCTTGGAGTCGGTGCCGATCACCGCTGCCGGTGCGATACCGTCCGTCGCGCCCGTCTCGGCGCTCGACCATGTATTGAGCGCAAAGTCGTAAAACCTGAAGACGTTGGCCGTCGTCGTGCCCGCTGCCGTGATGGCGTTCAAGACGTACCAGCGCGGCGTCAAGAGCCGGAACGTCGTCGATGCGGTGAACGCTGACGCCTGAGCGGCGACCGTGATGATGGCGTTCGTGCCGACGGTGTTGGACACAATCGCCAGCGTCACGCCAGCGTTCGGCCCGCCCGTGATGTGGATCGAGTAGCCGCGCAGGTCGCGGGCCAGCGTCAGGTTCGTGGTGATCGTGGACGTGGTGCCCGCCGTCGCCGTGCCCGAGGGGCCGATTGACGTGGCCGTCCCACACGCGCCGACCGCGAACGTGCCCGCGAGTGCGCCGGACGGGATCTGCACCCACGCATCTTCCATCGGGCTGTAGAGGTACTGCACCGTCGCGCTCACGACATATAACTGCTGCTGGCGATGGTGCCGTGACGATGCAATGAACGCGCCCGCGACGGTGGCGGCAGGGGCGGGTGTGCAGAACTCCCACCGCTTCAAATCGAGGATCTTTCGGTTGCCGTTGGTCGTTGGCATAGTCGGCTCAGGTGACGGAAATGTTGCGGCGGGCGCTGTCTGCGCCGAGGCGCATCAGCGAGGGGATCTGCTCGGTCGCGGCGAGGCCACCGATCTGCGTCTGGTTCGTCAACGTGGACACCGTCGTGACGGTGCCGACCGTCGTGATCGTCGCAAGCGTCAACGACGCCGAGATCGAATCGACCAGCACGCGCAAGCGCCCAGCGGTGTCGGGCATCGACTGGCCGATGGTGCGGACGAGGGCTTGCAGCGCCATCCGCTGCGCTTCGATGGCTTCGATCAGTTCACCGATGGCCTCCACCGGCACCGGCGCGGCACGCAATTCGGCATCCGTCAACCCGCCGCCGCCTGCTGGCAACACCACGGGAATCCGGCCACCACTGAGCGCAGGCAGCTTGCCATCCATGCTCGACAGTGAGGCGTTGCCGCTGGTCTGCGCGGCAGCCGTCGCGGCCCCTGTCGGCAACGGGAGCGCCGCCGCGCTCACCGGCACAGGCGTTGCCCGCAACTCAGCGTCTGTCAGCCCCGAGCCGCCCGCCGGGAGCACCACCGGGATGCGACCACCGGAGAGCGCGGGGAGCTTTGCGTCCATGCTCGACAGCGAGGCGTTGCCGGTGGTCTGCGCGGCAGCTGTGGCGGCACCCGATGGCAGCGGCAGGGCTGCGGCAGTGACCGGGACCGCTGCCGCCCGCAGCTGGGTATCAGTCAGCCCTGCCGCAACCATGTTGCTGACCGCAATCGTGCCGCTGACCGGCAGTGGGGTGGCTCGCAGCTGGGCGTCTGTGGCTGGCCCGGTAACGACGATAGACGAGGCGATGCTGACGGGCTGCGTGGCCTGCCAAAAGGTCCCCGAGACTGGGACTGCCGTTGCCCGCAGCTGGTCGTTGGTCAACGGCCCAATGACGGGCATCCTGTCGGCATCCGCCACTGCGTTGCCGGTATCGGGGATGCGGGCCACCGCCACGACCGTGCCCGCAGAATCCCGAACATTGATTGTTCCCATCAGAACCCTCCAATAGTGAACAGCGCCAGCAGCCCAGAGTTGTTGGCGTTCGAGAAGTCCAGCGTGCCGGGCGGCGTCACCAGCGGGATGCCCGCCGCAGCCAGTGAGGCCAGAATGATAGACACCGTGTTTTCCAGCGCCACAACGCGAGCCTCTAGCGCCGGGTCTACCCCAAGCTCCCCCGCCGCGAACGCCTGTGCTATGTCCGAGAGGATAGCAGCCTCTCGGGTCGGCAGCGGGATCGGGCGCAGCGGCAGGACGGTAGCCATCAGAAGAAGATGTTGAGTACGGCAGTTGGCCCGTCGGTCATGCTGACTGGGTCGTGGTAGTAGATGTCCCAGCGCACTTCGCCGGTCGTGCTGATGCCCAGCTGCGGCTGCGTGAACGGCCCGTCGGTCAACTCGTCCAGCGTCGTTGTCGCCAGTAACACGCCGGAGTTGTAGATGCGCTGCGTCCCGCGCACCCGCCACTGCGGCTGGCGGTTTGACAGGTTCAACGTCACCGTTGTGCTGCCGTTGACCGACATACTGCCGGTCGGTGCGACTGCGGGGGGAAAAGACGCGAAGCCTGCGTAAAACTGATTCCACCCCCCCACCCCATCGCTGACCCAGAGACCGCTCGCCCCTTTCCACGCACCGCCGTCGCGGACCCAGACATACCCTGTCTGGACCGGCGGGGACCATGCCGGGGTAAGGGGCACCGTGGCGGTATCCCACACATGCAGTGGCATCGCTACACCCGCGCCCAGATGGTTCCGGCGATGGCAGAGCCGCTGGGGGCCGACGTTGACACGATGATACCCGGCAAGGGGTTGCCCCCGACTGTTCCGTCTGAAAAAGTGCCGGTCCCACCTTGCGTCGTCTTGGTGCTCAGAGCCGACGCCAACCCTGTCACATCAGCAATGACATGGGAGTGCGCCGACGGAGTAAAGCTGTCCGGCCTATCAGTGATATGCGCCCAAAGGTGGGTGTGGGCGCTGGGCGCAAAAGTCGCCGGGACGTTGTCAAGGTCCGACCACGGATGCCGGTGCGACGACGGCGCAAACGTGCTGGGGCGGTTGGCCACCGTCGTGTTCCAGTCGGCAGGCAGGAACGCCGGGACCCCCGTGATGGTGGACCACGCCTGATTGTGTGCCGCCGGGGTGAAGCTGCTGGGCACACCCGTCAGCTGGTTGTATGGCAGTGTCACGCTTGATGGGATAGCCCCCGGCGTGATCTGCGTAGCAGACAACGTCACCCCAGCGCCAAGCGCCCCTGCTGTGATTTGCGTGGCGGGATGCGTATGGGCGTCCGGCGGGAAAACCAAAGGCCGACCTGTCACATCGACCCACGCCACCGTCCCGCCGCCACCGGAACCGGAAACGGTGGCCCACGCCAGATTGCCCGCGCCGTCAGTGCGAAGCGCCTGCCCCGTCGTGCCGTCTGCGGCGGGGAAGGTGTAGTTCACCCCGCCAATCTGGAGCGTGCGGGGCGTGTCGAGCCGCCCACTGGCCCGCAACGCCAGCAGGGTGCTGGCCGTCGAAAGCAGGATGTCCCCGTTCCGGTCGTTCTGGACCGTCATCGCAGAAGACAGGCCCAAGAACCCGACAGCCCCGCTGCGGACCGTCGGGGTTGCCGTTACGGAGTACAGCCCGAGGAACCCCGTCTGGACTCCGGCGTTGGCCGACGGCCCTGCACGCAGCCCCTCGACGAACACCTGTTCCTGCGTGAACCCGTTGCTCTGGTTGGCCAGCACGACCGACGACGGGAACCGGGCAACGTCCAGCGTGCCGCTGGTCAGCAGCACGGCGCTGTGCGCCGAGGGCGGGAACGTCGCCGGACGCCCCGACAGCGACTCCCACGCGAAACTCTGCGAGACCCAGCTGACGCCATTGTCCAGCCACAGCAACGGCTGAGACGCGGTGTCGTAAGTGACAAACACCCGGCCCAGTATGCCCGCCGCAGGGCGGTCCGCCAGCAGGCCGCTTTGCACATGGATGCTGGCGTCGGCGTCGTGCTGGTTGAACGCCGCCGCGACAGTGTTGCCCAGCCCCCGGACAATCGACGAAGTAATGGGCCGCTCGTTCTGCGAGGGGCGAGTAAACGGGGCCAGCTGGTACTGACTGACAAGCAGCGGCATCAGAGTCTCACGGCCAAAGGATTACTGGAACCGAATCCGCAGGCCCGCGAACGTCGCAAAGCCGATGGCGGCAGGAACTGCCAGTGTTCCGAGCAGGCTGGTGACAGGCCGCAGGACCAAGCTGGAGAATGTTACCAGACCGCCGCTCTGCACGGCAGTTCCTCCGCTGACGACTTCGGCCCCGGTCAAGACGATGTCGATGCCGATGGTGACGGTGGTGCCGTCCCCGTCGGTGGTGTCTACCGGACCCGCCGCAGTCGCCTGCAAGACCAGCGGCGGCGTCAGCACGGCGTTGATAGGGATAGACCCCAGCGCAGGGTAGCCAGACACGACCCGGAACCCGGTGCGAGTCGGCGGGGGTGTCGTGACGGTGAACGTCGGGCCACCCGTGACACTGCCACCTGTGGCAGTGAGGCCCGTTGCGCCCGTCGTCGAGCCAGCACCCACCGTCGCCCGAACCTGCGTGGCGCTGTCGTTGAGGATGCCGGTCATCGCCGTGCCGTTCACGTTTGCGAGAGACGTACCACCGAGGTTCGTGCCGGTGAACGTGACTTGCGTTCCGACAGGCCCGCTCGTTGGGCTGATGCTGGAGACAGTCGGGCCGGAAGCGGCAACTGGCTCAAACGCAATGAAACTGACATCTGACGCAAAAACACCGCCCGCGTGCCCGCCGAGCACAAACTCCAGAACCCCTGTGCTGAACGTTAAAACAGAGGGGGTTGCCGTCAGAGCATTTGTTGCAATAGCGCGGGCTACTCCGTTCTGGTCAACCCACTGATCCTGATTCAGCGTTTCATCGCCGTCGCCAAAAACAACAGGGGAAGACCACGAGTAGTCGAGCCGGTTTGTGCCGCCAACACCATCGTTAATACGCCAGCGGCTTCGCTGATAGCTTGTTGCAGAGCAGCCGACAATGACACGATACTGTCCCGCGGCGGGGAGGTTAATACGAAACGTCCGGGCTGCGATTGAGTTTGTCAGCCGCCACCGCCCTCGTAGCGCAAGGTCGTCACCTGAAGTCCACGGAACTGTTGTGTTTGTTCCGATTGCGGCAGAACCTCCAAACTCATCAACGCCCGCTCCCAGCGTAACGCCTCCAAGGGTGTACGGATACATCAAAGCATCCGTACCCCAGCGTGCGCCAATTACGTCTCCAACAACTTCTCCTGTCGCCGCAGGGTAATCGTTGCCAAACCGGATAATTGTGTATGCCATTTAATAGCCTCGTCCGGTTTCGGTGGTCACCATGCACGCCGCAATCAAGTCGTAATCTGGCCCCGGATCGCCACCGTCTTGTGCAATCCCTTTCCCAATCGTGCCGGTGCCAAGAGTCAGCGTCGTACTGTTGATGCCCGCAGCGGCCAAAGTAAGAGCGCCTCGGTTAGTGCTGCCAAGTGTTGCAAAAAGCTGTGCGGCTTGGTCGCTGATACCTGTCACCAGATTGCCTTCAGACACCACAGCAGTTTTGACTGGAAACGTCCAACTGACCGGCAGTGGGACTGTAGTGTTTGGCGAATCTTCATAGTTGGCAATGATCCCCCACCCCCCAGCAATATCCAACCCAGCCAAAACGTTGTTGCTGATGTCCCATCGGCGCATTTCTGGAGGGTTTCCGGCATTTCCAAAGCTCATCGCCCACTTGTAGTTCTCTGTCGGCTGGATACGAGTCGCGCAGTACCATGCGTTATGCCGGATGGCGATGTCTGTGACACGCTTCCATTCGTCCGACCCAAAAAATGTTCCAGTGCGTTCCCCGCCAATACGGAGGCCATGAAGCGTTGTAATTTCTTCGGCAATGCCAAGGTCGGCGGGGTTCCACGGCAACTGAACGTTGTGCGAGAAATCGACCTTGTGCGTAGCGCGATAATCTCCGCCACCAAAGTAGTCACCCCCCTGAATGACGAAGAAGCCAGACGACCGGACTAGCTTGTTAAGTCGGATCACAATATCCGAGGCACTAGCGAAGACCTCTCCGGTGCCTTGGTCAGACGACTTGGCAACAATGGCATACAACTGCGACCCCAACCGATTGAAGCCGTAGTAGTTTTCGATCAGGTTGCCTTCCCATGTGATCCGCTGACCGATCTTGGTTTCCAGCATGTTCTTGTGCAGCCGCCCCTGCGTATGCCAGCGCGGACGGAACGTGAGCCGGTTGTAGCCAACCACCATGTCTTTTGGCACATATTGCTCTGCCCACGCATTGCCGCCACCGTAAATGACATGTTCGCCCCATGCACACGCCATCTCGTTGTTCCAGATGTAGTGGTCGCCCGTGCAGGACAACACCGCGATGACTTGCGCGTCACCGTTGTTGCTGTCACCAGCATTTTCGGCCCACGAATTGATGAGCGCGAACCGATGGAAATTGGCAAGAAGCAGTCGGCGGAATCGAATCTGATCGTCGCCTTCAAGAATACAGCGATCCACGATGATGTTTTGCGGCTCGCCAGTCTGACGAGTCAACGGTGACGTACTATAATTGCCAACGTCCCATCCAAGATACCCCATGTACGTCCACGTTGAATTGCCGCCACCGGGGCCGCCAACTGTTGCATTCTGGCCGAATTGGCTCGCCCGGATACTTGCGACAAGATCAGTGTCCACTCGGAAGTGCAGCCCTGTGAGGCGAACGCCGTTGGTCTGGTTTGTAAAATTGAAGATGCGCTGGTTGTAGGTTTGCATCTCCATTTTTGCCATCAACGACGCATCATCTGCCAGCGACACACGCTGCCCTTCACCACGCAGCGTCCCTGCGCCGACTGACACCGATTCGATGTACGTCCAACGCAGAATCCCGCCCGACGTATACACAGGCGGAATGTCGATTTCTTCCCCAGTGATACGGATGCCGTTGGCAATCCGAATCTTGCATGGGCCTGTTGTTCCTCTGCCAGCAATCGCGGCGACCAATGCTGCACGATTGAGAGCGGGCGACCCTTGTTCTGTAATGGTGACCGAGGAGGTCGGCTCGTTTGTCGCGTAGGCCAGCCACGCGGCCGTTGTCGCAGTTGGCTGATGCCGCTTTGTCGTCGTGTTGTACTCGACCGTCAGCGCACCGCGCTGCGTCGGAGCGTACCGAGCAGATTCGCCGGGATACAGCGGCGGACCGCTTGGCGGAATTACACTAAACCCAGTGGTGGCCCCGACCAGCGGGGTCGCACCGGGAGAGGTAAAGCGAATCTGGAACGTCATACGAGAGTCACCCGGATGGAGGTGCTGAAGGCCGTCGTCAATCCCGGCGCAGTGGCTCGCAGTACGACATCGCGTTCCGTGCCGCTGATGTAGACGACGGAGAAGATAGACAGCGTGATCGTGCCGACATACGACGGGGCCAGTGTGCCGTCCGCCGTTTCGACTCGCACCTGCACCGAGGACATGACAGCGTTCTCGTTGACGGCGACCGGCGTGCTGCCAAAAGCCAGCCGGGTCGGGACCAACGTGACCGCAGGCACGACATCGAAAACGTTCGACAAGACATCCGGCAACCCCGGACTGGTAAACCGAATCTGGTGGGGGGAAGGGTCAGGAGAGCCGGGCGGCACGGTGACCGCCAGCCCGACGAAGGTGGCTCGTCCCGCCGCAGCGGCTGCGGTAAGCGTCCCTGACAGGGTGCCCACTCCAGAGGCGAGTGCCGCCGTCACAGTGCCGGTGGCACCAAAGACGCGCTCGCCGTTGACATCGACCAAGTCCACCGCTGGCTGCTGCGGGAACGGGATTCCACTTTGGACGGCCATGGGGTTATCCGGGTTGGGTGACGACGGCCATGCCAACGACCGGCAGCGGGAGTGTCCCACCAATGTCGATGGCCAGCTGCATGGCGACAGCAGGCAGCGCAGGTGCGGGGATAAACGGCGGCGGAACCGGACGGTACAGCGGGCGCGTGCCCATTGCCGTGGCTTCGACGACAACGGCAGAGATAATGGTGGCCGCTTCCCCGACATCGTCGAAGTCAATGTCGATGCTGGCCCCGCGTCCGCTCACCGGAACGGCGAACGTCTGCACCCCGCCAGAGTCGTAGGCGTAGTCCGGGTCGTCGTAGGCCGCGTTGGCATCGTATCCCGTAATCAGGCCGAGCGTGTCGCCTGTGATCGGGCGCTGCCCGGCCTGCGTGCTGGTCCGCCACCCAATGACAGGGGCGGGATCAGACCGGATGTCGGCCACGACGTAGGCGCGGCGGTACAGCTTTTCCATTGCGACGTCGTTGTGGTAGAAGCGCCGCAGTGTCAGACGCATCGTGTAGCGTTCACCACCCGTGCCCGCCGCAGAGGCATTGTCCCGAAACACACCCGGCGCATCCAGCTGCGTGACGAATCCGAGGGTATCCCCCCGCAACACGATGCTGACCCCGTCGGCGTTCTGCGATTCGGCCATGGCGGTCGTGGCTACCGTCAGAAACCCGCCCGTGAAGGGGCCGGTCCATGCGCGAAGGCGGTAGTCGTAGCACACCACCCCCACCGTCGGGATGTGCCACAGCACCGTGCGAAGGCGGCGATCATGCACCCCGACCACCTGTGCCAGCACGGCGTCGTCAAGGTCCTGCAACAACGGCTGGATGATTTCTCCGATGGCGTCCATGCCGTCCTGCGCGACCCGGTAGAACCCACGGTCAGACAGGAAGTAGACGCTCTGCTCGGCCTTCACAACGCTGAACGGGGCGCTGGTGCCGACATCGGGCGTGATGCCCTGTGTGCCCGCTTGAATGGCGATGTCGTCTTGCCCCAGCCCGGTGAAGCTGGAGATGCCGGACACATGGAACAGGAGCAGCCGGTCGGCCAGCACCTCCAGCGACTCCAGCTGCTGGTCCCCGAACGTGCGGACGACGCCGAACCCGCCGAACGCCCCGGCGTTGCCCAACGTGTCGCCGTTGTTGAGCGCCGAGAAGTAGAGGCGTTCGGTCAAGCCGTCCACCGCCAGCAGTCGCTGGTTGTAGACCCGCAAGACCGTCACGCCGGACGGCGCACCCGCCACAGACGACAAGGTGGTGCCGTTGAACTTTCGCAGGGCGACCCCGTCTGCGATGTAGACAGCTTCGACCGCCCCGGCATCGCGGAAGACGGCAAAGCTGGGCGTGGCGGTGGCCGACAGGCCGGTCCCTTGCAGCGTCCATGTCAGGGCACCAGCAACCAACGGGGCGCTGTAAAGCGAACCGCCCGCCACGGCCAGCAGCAGCACGCCGCTTGGGCGGGACCATGTGAATAGAGCACGCACTGCGGCGGGCAAGGCGGTGACATGGCGGCGCAGGAGGCCCCCGCGCTTTTGGATGGCTCCGCGCTGCGTCAGGCGGGCGTTCTCAGCCCACCGCAGCCGGTCTTCGGGCAGCGACAGCGCATCGCTGGTCAGGTCCAACCCACCGCCGAACCCGGCTGCCGTGTCTTTGCGGAGTTCGCGCATCAGGAGCCACCCCAGTCAGACGCATCGTCCATGGGGCGGACACTTTCGGGGGTCATCCCCGCCCGCCGCAGGACCGCCATCATTTTTTGGCGTTCGGCGTCGGCCATGCGGAACTGGTCGGCAGCTTCGCCCGACTCGACGCTGCCCTTGATGAGCATACGCCCCGCCAGTTCGTACACCAGCACGAAGGCAAACTCGTCGGGCCAGTCCACGGTGGCCAGCGTCTCGTCCAGCGCCGGGACCACGCTGGCCCGGATCACCAGCTGAGTGCCAACGGGCAGGCCGCGAATCAGCAGCGTCTCGTTCTCCCAGACCCAACCGGGCCGGGGCGCAGGAGAGACGCCAGTCAGGTCAGTGCCGCGATCAGGGACTTCGGGAAGCTCTTGCCCGTTGACCATGACCGACAGGATGCGATGAACACTGCCGATCCCAGCCAGCGTTGGCTGAGACACCGACAGGCCCAGCCCCAGCTGCACGCCGACCGTAACAACACGGTGGCGCGGGGCCAAGTCCAGCAGCCGTCGCCACTCGCTGCGGAGGACGATGGCAAACAGCCGGTTCAGGGACTCGTCCGGGTAGCGGTCGAGGTCATCTTCCTTCTCGGCAGCCCGGCGGGCTTCCGTGAGATAGTTCGCCCGCGTCCACGGCATCCCGACTTACTCCTTGGAAGAATCCTTGGCCTGCTGGGCCGCGAGCAGCACGCGGTCAGCCCGCTTCAGCTTGCCTTTCTGGACGACGGTGTTGGCCGTCTGCCCATCGACGAACCCGAACTTTGGTCGCGCTTCGGTCGGCATGACCGCCGCGTAGTTCAACACATCCCCGAACGCTTCGTCGTGGTTCTTGGCGTCGATGGCGCGGTTGAAGTGATGCACCCGCTCCAGCAACCGCTGGACCTCCAGCTTTCCGTCCGCCCGAGAACCGATGCGCTTGAAGGTATTCGTCACATGCGAATACGTCTCTTCGATGGTGGCACCCGCCGGGCAGTAGTCCAGCACATCCCACGCTTCCGACTCGGGCACCAGCTGGGCGCGGATGGCGCTGCGGCGGGGGTCGTCTTCCGACCACGCATACATCACCATCCACTGGTTCAGCATCGGGTGCCAGCGCAGGCCGAGGTTGGGGTCGATCTCCCGCAACCCGGCCAGCACCAGTGGCTCAATCTCAGGACTCTGCATCATTCCTGAACGAACAGATCGACCGACACCTGCATCGTCGGCTGGACCGTCAGGGTCGTGATAGCGAGATCGACATACAGGATGTCGTCCGGCATCACCGTGCGCTGCTCGTCGGTCAGCGTCGTGACCTGCGGCAGGGTGTTCGTCTTGCCTACGCCGCCCAGCGCCGTGATGCCAGCGGCCAGCACCGACTGCGCCGTGGTCAGCGGAACGTCCACCCCTGCCGCCGTGCGCTTGCCGACGGTGATGGTGTAGGTCGCCGCCGAAGCGGCAACCAGCGCCACCAGCGAAGCGTCCGCCACGATGACCTTGTTGCGGCCCTTCGGGATGATGACCCGGAGGTTGCCAGTGGCGGCGATGCCGTTCGTCCCGATGAGGGGCGACGACGTTGAATCGAACCGGAAATCGGAGCGGTACGCGGGACGCGCACGGAACACACCATTCTTGATCGACGGCAGCAGCATAGACCCCCCTCACAAGGAACCCGTGACACGCCAACGGGGGACTGGAGCGAATCCCCAGCCCCCCGCAGCATGGACTTCATCCGGCTCAGTTCACCGGGGTGTAGCGCGACGTATCCGTGTAGCCAGAGATCATGCCGTGCGAGTTGCGCTGGACGAGGCCGAGGTTCCAGTAGGTCCCCCAGTTCATCATCTTCGCGTCACGGCCATCCACCGGGCGCTCGCCGTTGTTGTTGCCGACTTCGGCCACGCCCCAGTCCTTGCCGTCGATCCAGACCAGCGACGGGGTGTGGACCATCTTGAACTCGCCAGCCGGTGCCCAGCCGGACGAGATGTACGGCATCCCGAGGATGTTCACGGCAGAGTACCCGCCGTTGATCTTCATCTGGCCTTCCGGCATGAAGCGGCGTGCGCCGAGGAACGACTCGGCCAGCTTCCGTTCGATGCCGTAGGTGCCCATCATCATGAAGTCGCCGGGCCGCTCACGCGGGGACATGCCGGAGCGCATCCCGATCTTCGTGGCCAGCTCCCAGACATCCATCTCGTTCGGGTTGTTCGGGTCGATCACGCCCGACGCCGTCAGGCGCAGCGCGTCCCAGCGGGCGTGCGTTGCGGCGCTGATCCCGTGCAGCGAGTTGTAGCTGGTGCCGTCGCGGTTGAGCAGGTTGCCCAGTCCGTTCGGGGACTGGTTGAAGCCCGTCATGCTGCCGATGGTGCCACCCGACGGGGCGTTTGTGGCCGCGACGATGATGTCACCGATGGTGGCAGCAGACGCAAGGGCGGTGTCCAGCACCAGCACGGCGGTGTCGGTCGAGGCATTCTGCGTGATGCTGGCGATGGTCGAGCGACCACGCAGCGTCAGGCCGTCCGCCGAGAGGATGGCGATGTCCTGCCCGCGATCCAGCAGCAGGGCACCCGGACCCGCGTTGGTGTAGCCATACGGGGAGTCCACGTTGAACGTGTTCGTCACCGCATTGCGGATGATGCCCTTCACACCGCGACCGTCGCCGTGGATCACCTCGCTGAGAGCCAGCTTGGTCGCATCCATCGCTTCCTGCACCAGCTTCTTGGCGATGCCGATGTACGCCCCTTCCTTCGTGGTCGTGCCGATGTCGGCCAGACCGTCGAGGACGCGGGTCACATACATCCGCTTGATGTCCATGTTGCCCTGCACTTCCGTCGTCTGCGCCGACTTCGGGAACCAGCCCTCTTGGTTGGAGACGACGCCGACCGGGCGGTTCATCACCGTGTCGAAGGCGACACCGCGACCGGACCAGCGGAGACCCTTCATGCCACGGGTGCCCTTCTTGATCTGGGCAAGCACCGGGTCGGCAATCGGGAAGAACTTCATGCGGAAACTGGAGTGGACCTGCTTCAGCAGGCCATCGAACTCCGTTGCCGTGATCTGTGACACGGGGACGACTGTTGCGCCCATGAGAATACCCTACGAGAGAGAGAAGTGGCGTGAACTACCGGCCATAGTTGGCGGCGTCCTGCATGATGGAATCCAGCACGTTCGTGTAGTCCACGGGTCCCTGCGGCGGGCGCATCCCTGCGGCGGGCGTGCCTGACGTTGGGGCCACGGCGGTCCGACGAACAAACTGACGGCGCTGGAGGGTGGCGGCTTCCGCTGCCTTCCGCTTCGCTGCGCCTTCGGCTGCCAAGATGCGGGCTGCGTCGCTCGCCTTGGTAGCCGTTGCCGCCTGTGCCTTGCTCTGCCGCTTCTCGACGGTGGCCTCGACCCACGGGATCAGTTCATTGACCAAGACATGGCCCATGATGCCGATTTTCTCCGGCGGGACGATGCCATTGCGCTTGAATGGCATGAGCATCTGGTCGTACTTCCCCCAGACTTCTTCCCACGAAACGTGCTCGCCGTGCTGGGCAAGGATCGTCTCAAACTGGGGGGCGATCTGCTCGTCTACATACGACGAGATCGCCTGCTGGGTGGATTGACCTTCGGCGGCGGCATCCCGTTCACGCAAGGCACGCTCGGCCCGTTCCAGTCGGGCTTCGGGGGTGTTGGCGCGTTCAAGGGCTTCTCGCTGCTCAAACAGGTACTCGTCATCTCCGAGTAGCCGTTCGACTTGCTGCTGCAAAGATGTGATCGTGGTCTCGTAGTCGGCAAGGGTGGCCCGAATCTCAGGCACTGCCGCCCGGAACTCCTGCACTTCGTCGTGGACCCGCTGGTTGTAGATGCCGCGCTGCGCCAACTGGATGACATGCGGCAGCGGGATGTTCTCAAACACCTTGCCGCCGTCGGCCTTGAAGGTGAACGACAACCCCTCGGGCGGCTGGAGTGCTTCGCCTTCGGCATCGCGGATTTCGTACTGGACGTTCGGGAACTTCGGGTCCGGCACCGGCAGCTTCTGCTCGGCAGGTGTTGCCTCGGCAGCTTCGTCCGACTCTTCGCCCTCTTCGTCTTCGGACGGCTCGTCCACCAGCGTGTCCGAAGTCACGGCGACCGGGGCCTTGGGCGCAACGACGGGCGCGTCGGCCACGATCTTGACCCCTGCGGCGGGCGGATCAGCAGGCGGCATTACCAGTCCGTCCACCACCTGTGGCTGTTCTGCAACAGCGGCCTCCTCGGCACTGCCGCCGTTGAGGTCCGAGATGATTTCGGCAGCCATGCTGTCGAAGTCGAAGGCGTTGGGGGCTGTCATATGGCAGGCTCCGGTCGTGGGGTGGGGGTCATGCGGACATCAGGGGAATGTTGCCTTGGATTTCGGCGTCAGAGTCGGGCATCATCATTTCCGTGCCCGCCGCCGCCATGCCGGGGAGCGCCCCAAGCAGCGGCTGCTGCCCGGCAGGGAGATTCTCGCCCTCGACGGTGCCCATTTCCTCTTCGCCGGGCGCGGCAGGCTGCCCGCCCTGCTTGAGCATGGCCTGATCGGCCAGTTTCTTCCATCGGGCGTCCGCGATCTGGATGATTTGCTCCTCCAAGTCGTCCCGCAGCAGGATTTGCCGCTCCAGCACGGTCTGATGGATGGCTTCATCGTCCTGCCAGCGGATGCCGAAGCCCGGATCGGCGGAAAACTCGGGATCACCACGGGCAATTCGCTCTGCGAGGCGCAACGCACGCGCTTCTTGGGCGTCATCGGCGGTCTCAAAGCTGCCGGTGAAGGCAAAGGGCTGCCTGCGACGGAACTCTTCGGGGGAAATCACGCCTTTTTCCAGATTCTGCTCCAGCAGGAACAGCCGGAGGGCGCGGGGCATGGGCACCAGCGTCTCCGGGTCCAGCTGCACATCCGCAATCCCGTTGAAATCGTCACGGGTCAGCTGCCGGGCGAGGTCGACACGGGACTCGCCGGTCAGGGCGATGGTCCGGGGGAGGTCGTACCCCCACCGCATGAACTCCAGCGTGATCTCGGCCCACTCGACCATGGCTTCCGACATGGCAATGACGCCCGGCAGGAAGACCCGCTCGACCTGCTCGCGCTGGGCCAAGATGGCACGACCCGATGATCCCGCAGAGAAGTTCCCACGGGTCGAGTCGTTCCACCCCATCTTGGCCTCAAAGGCGTCCCGCTCCAGCTGGAACAATTCCTTGGCGTCCGGGGCGAGGCTCATCCCCGGCAGCACCTTCAGCGCGTTGGCGTCACCCTCGACATCCAGAATGGTCATGGTGCCGACGGCCATGGATTCTTTCTTCAGGCTGCCCGCCCGCCCCATCAGCTTGGGGCCAGCGTTGAGGCGGACGTTGTCCACCCACTTTGACAGCACGGCATTGACGCGCATCTGGTGTTCCAGTGCGTCGTCAAGTCGGCCTTCGGGGAAGTAGCGGGGGTCGGGCGTCCCGTCCGGCACCCGCACCACCGGGATGCGGGGGATCGGCAGGCCCGACACGCTCACGACGACATCCCCCACCGTGACCATCATCAGCCCGTTGGGCAGGGCGTCACTCGGCTCGCAGTAGAGCGTCCGGCGCATCACCGTCTGGACTGGCTCCCCGCCGCCCCATGCGGACTGCATCGGGTTCTGGGCGGCTCCTGATCCCCAGACCGAACCAGTCCCAAGCGTACCCAGTCCAGCTGACAGTGTGCCACTGGACTGAGGGCCTGACATACCCAGTTCAGCAGCCACCTCCCGACCGTACCGGGCGGCGGATTCAGCCAGACTGATCTCATCCAAGAGGAGAACGTAGAAGGGCTTCTGGCTGGCGGTGGCGTTGGGGGAGACACGGACATGCTCCAGTGTGTAGGTCTTGGTCCGGGGGTCGCCCAGTCGCGCCATCTGGCCGGTGCTTTCCATTCGCTCCAGCGGCCCGGCATCGACATCCCAGTAGATGTGCCAGAAGGCAACGGCGTCGGTGCCTGCGGCGTGCCGGGCCTCGACCGTCTGCTGCTTCATTTTCTGCTGGGTCCACTGGTACTCCAGCCCGTCCTGCTGCACCTCGGCCTGCTTCAGGCGCTCGGGGTCGCGGGAGCGGGGCTGGGTCCTGAAGCCGGGGCGCTGCTCGGAGATGACCTGCGTGTGCAGGTCGAGGGCGGGCTTCACCATGTTGAAGACCACCCGTGAGACATCAGAGGGCTGCGGCGGTTCGATCCACCGCACAGCGGCATCGCGTCCCTGTGGGCCAGCCCGGCGGGTGATCCACTGCTTGCCCGAATAGAACAGGCGGTTGCGGGTAACGGCGGGCATCCGCTGGGCGACCATCGGCTCGGTCAGCGTCTCCAGCCCCTGCACCCATGCCACCCACGCCATGTCGTCGATGGCGTCGGTATCGACCATGCCCGTGGCCAGATCGACCGGCGCACCCTGCTGGGCGAAGGGGCAGTCGGCTCCGTACATGGCGCGGAGCCATGTCTCTTGCCCATCCACGGCGTCGGGGTCGTTCGGGTCCACCCGACCCACCATCAGGTCGGGGATGATGCCGGACTCGCTTTCCTCTGCGGCGGGCGGCTCCTCGCTTGACATGACGTTCCCGAAGTCGTCTTCGGCAACCTCGTCTTCCATGGGCATCTCTTCGCCCATGGCTTCGGCCATGATGCGGTCGGCCAGCGCCGTATCCAGTGCCTCGTCGGGTTCGGCGGCTTCCAGCTCCGACAACGCGATCCCGCCGGGGAGGATGGGATCTTCCTCATCCTCCAGCATCTCGTCGTCCTGCGGCGGGAACGGGCTGGTCATGGGTCAGCTCTCCAAGGGGTTCAGTCGGGCGACGGCTTTGTCCCAGTCACCCAGCAGCTGCATCTGCTCTCGCAGGGTGGCTTCGGCCTGCTCACGTTCCCAGCCCTCGGGCCAGCTATTGACCCAGTCGATTGCGTTGGGGGTCATCGGGACTTGGGCGTCCAGCGAGGGCTTCTGCGGCGGGCGGGGGGCGAACAACTCCACCGTGTTCCAGAGCCGGAGCGCCGCATAGAGCAGCGCTCCGGTCTGGAGCAGGGAGACGACGCCTTCGATCCAGTTCACGGCCACACCAGCACGGTGAATCGGAGGGCGTCCGTCACTTCATCCAGCTCGACGCCGATCTTCCACGGGGCGGTGCGAGGCATCGACACCAGTTCGGTGGCCACTTTCTTGGCGACCTTCGTAAAGCCTTCCTCGGCCTGCCGCATCATCTGCTCGCGCTTGGCCCATGCCAGCGTCAAGAGGGCGTGCTCGGTCGAGTCGGAATCGACGCGGGTCTCCGTCGGCTGCTGGCTGGCGGCGCGAGACGCCTCGCTGGGCGGGCCAACCAGCGTGGGCACGGCAGTGGCGGCCTGAATCTCGTCCACCGTCGTCAGGTGGGGGATGTCGTTGGCGGGCGTCGTCGGTTCCATCGTAAACTCGGTGGTCATAGCATGGTCTCCGTTGGTGTGGTGGTCAGCTGGGCATCGACCCAGCATTTGCAGGCGAGGGTGAGATCCCCATTGGGGTCGGTCACCACCGCGATTTCCAGTACCCGGATGCCCGGACCCAGCCGGGCCGTCAGCGGGACCTGCACCTTCGACAGCAGATACCGCAACTGGGCTTCGGCGTACTCCATGGCCGACCGATCCCCCCGCATGGCGGCGCTGATCCGGTCGTCCTGCCGCTGCTGGAACAGCTGGCGGATGTCGCTGGGGATGCTGCCCGCCATGCTGGAGAGGCGCACCGCCAGTGTCTGGGTGGAGCCGTGGCCCTTCTTGCCGAACTTCTTGCCCGTGACAAACAGCTTGCCTGCGGCGGGCTTGGGCATCAGCTGGCGACCACCCGGTCGAGCAGGAGCACCGTGGCGATGCAGCCTGCGCCGAGCGCCGGGACATCAATCTGGTAGCTGGTGGCTTCGGCCAGCAGGAGTGCCGTGTCGGGAATCCGCAGTTCCGCACCTCCCGTCGTGCCCGTCGTGGTGCCGACGATGATGATGGGCTGCGCGAGGCCGCCGCCTGAGATCGTCAGGGTCGGGGCCACGGCAGGGGCTGCGCCGTAGTAGGTCAGGCGCACCATCTTGAACGCCCAGCGGGACTGCCGGGCCGGGGCGGCGCGGACCACGCTGATGGCGGCGTTGGTCACGACCGCTGTGCTGGTCGGCAGGAATGGGGTTGCGGTCAACTCTTCCAGTCGGGCCATCGGTCACAGCTCCTGTGGTGGGGAAGGATGCCCCAAGTCTACCACCCCAGCCCCAGCCCGCCAGCCCCCCACGCGCCCGCGTCATCCTCCCCCGCGAAACCCTCGTCTGCGGGGGGCAAGATGATTTCTCCCCTCCATGGGGTGTGCTCGGGCAGCAACACCGGAGCCACCGCCCCCCGCAGCCATGTGGCGATCCCATACCGGAGCGCATCCGCCAAGTCGTCGCCGCCCAGCCCGCCGACGGCGTCCACCTTCTGGGCGTCTTCGGGGTTGCGAATATTCCGGTCCATGCCGACCAGCTGCCGCAGGACGGCTTGGGCACCGGGCGTGTCATGGAAGACCAGCTGCGGCGGGCTACTCGCCACCAGCCCCCGGATGGCCTGCCACCCCGCCACCCGGTCCATCATGGCCCGGATCAAGACCACCTCACTCCCGAATACATCGACAATGGCGGGGGCGGAGGTCCCACGGGCGACCTGCTTGTTCCAGCAGTCATGCCCGGCGTAGGTCTCCTTCAGGCACCGCTCCCATTTGCCGTCATGGGCAGCGGCCTTGAGGACTTCTCGCTGTGCCTGCGGCACATGCTGGTACATGGACACAGAGTCGAGCACGTGGACCACGCCGTCGCCGTCGCGGGCCAAAGCCACAAAACTCGCGGGATGGTGATACCCCCAGTCGAACCCGCCCCAGTACGTCCACCACTGGGGGAGGTGTCCTTCGCTGTCGGCATAATCGCTCCGTGCTACGGTGTGGGTGTTCTGGCTGACCTCTCCGAAGTACCGGCCCAGCAGGGCGTCCCAGTTGCCCAGCACATACACCTGCCGCTCCGCTTCCGGCAGCGTCTCCAGCACCCGCCGGTACTCCTCCGACAGAAACGGATTGTCCGACGGCAGGGCGTTGATGTAGAACTCGCGGGGTCCCAGCGTCCCCATGTGGAAGGGGTCGTAGAACACACTCCGGGGCCACGCCATCGTCGGGTTGAAGCTGCACCACGTCAAGGGCGGCGGGGTCTGCTGCCCTGCCGGGGTGGGCCAGCTACCCACACGGGTGCGAAGCACGTTCAGGAAGCCCAGACTCACCTCATTGGCTTCCTCGACGTAGGCCCCCGAACACTGGAAGCCGCGCAGCCGCTGGAACGTCGGGTCCTGCGCTTCGCTGGCCGGGAACAGGATGATCTCACTCCCGTTGCTACAGGTCACCGTCCATGTCGCCTGATTGAACTTCTCGCTCACGAAGTTCGGACACATCGCCCGGACCAACGTCGCCCAGCTGGGCAACGTCGTCTTCCGCAGGGACGGCAGGTCCTTTCGCACTATCGCCCACCGCGACCCCGGAAACGCCTTCGCCAGAATCAGGATCGCTCCCAGACAGGCATTGGTCTTCCCGTTCTGAATCGCCCCCCCGTACCCCAGCAGGTCGTAGTTCCCCGACAACAGGGCTTCGATGAACCGCACCTGCGCCGGAAAGAACGAGAAGTCCGGGGGCCTTGCAGGGCCAGCAGGGGTGGTCGCTGAAGTGGTATCCGAGACAGGTGGAGCAGCGGATGATGCCATGTGTCCCCATGGTGGCGCTATCTGTGAGGGGGAAGGCGACAGTAGCCCTGTCTCCACCCGTGATTTCCGAGACTTCATCACACCTACTGTCGCTATCCCCGGATCATACAGGCCGTGTCAAGAGAGGGAAAGCGGGATATTTGGTGAGGCAGGACGGCCAACGCTGGGGGACCCTCGACCCGTGATACCCCCTCCCACCCCTCCGTCGTGCCCCCTGCGCTCCGCGATTCCTTCCTCATATCTGTCGTTCAGAAGGTGATGGACACGTTCCCGATCTGCACCACCCGGACATTCACGCCGCCCTCGCCATCCTCCTCTCCTGCTGGCAAGTGATTGGCCTGTACGGGTTTACCGTAGGCTCGGTCGTGGACGGTCTCCAGAATCTTGGTCGCAGCCTCCAACGCTCGGACCTTTCCTGCCTTCACGCCATCGTGCAGCTCGCCAGACGCAATCCCGACGCTAATCTGGTTCAGCAGCTTGCCTGTCAGTTCCCGCATCAGCGCATTCTTCGTGTTCTTGTTGTATCCCTTGCGCGGTCCGGGCTTCCCGCCAGTCAGCAATCGTCCGCCGTTCTTGGCTGGGATCATCGGCAGCGTGTCTGCGGCGGGCTGCTGGATGGGCGCTGTGAGGGTCTCTGCGACGGGTTCGTCAGTCATGGCTGGTATCTATCCTCTCCCTCTGTAAATTGCCTCTTGACGTGCTATGGATACTTCATGGGTCAGCAGGAATGGCCTGTCTGACATCCACGATGACTTCTGGAGACTGCACCATGACGAACGCCGAACGCAAGATCAGCCACAAGGATGCCGACTGGGTGCTGGAGTGGTACGAGACGACGCCGATTGGTCCCCGCGCAGTGAAGACGGCTTCCACCGACCGGCTGATGGCTCGGGCCAAGTGGCTGTTTGAGGGGCTGGGCGAAGGGGAGGGCATCGAAGCTCAGCGCATCGACGACGAACTCCTGCGGCGGCAGGAGGACGCCGTGGGCGAGCAGGTCGTCTTCACCGAACACGGCGTCGGCCTGATCTGGAAGGACGGGGTGCTGATCGGCGCCATGCTCTGATCCGCCGCTCTCCCTCTAGGATTCGGCACTTGACATGCTCATGAAGTTTCATGGGTCAGTCAGCACATCCGCTGGCTGGCCCGCCGCAGGACCATTTCATCTTGTGAGGATTTCCCGATGACGCACGAACTGCTGGACACGACTGGTGCGCTGGACGAGTCGCTGATTCTGGCGATGGACATGACGCAGATTCGCCAGTGGTCTGACGCCGACCACGACGACCTGATCGACGCCCTTGGGTCCATCACGCACTGCGCCGACCGTGAGGCGGGCAGCGTGGACGGGCCGACTGGCTACTGGTGCTGCTGCTACACCTTCCCGCACACCGATCCTGCCGAGGGCGAGGGAGCCGTGATCTACGCCGAGGATTCGCTGGGCTTCCGGTACGCATGGCTGTTCGGGTCCGCCGCAGACGCCCTGCACGAAATGGACTCGGTGGACGACGCCGACGCCGAAGCGAACGCCGACGCCGAGGAAAGCTGACCCACCGTAGGGGCCGGGCTGTGGAATCCGCCGCAGCCCGGCGCAGTCTCATCACCATGAGGACCAATCCCATGAACATCAACGGCATTTGGGTGGGGCGCGAGTTTGCCTCGCTGTACGAGCACGGCGGCGTGTTCTTGGCCGACGAGATGGACAACGAGGGTTTCGCCAGCTTTGGCCACGACAACCACACGCAGATCGCCCACATGCGGCGGGCAGGAACCATCGAACGCACCACCGACTGGCTGTCCTCACCGTATGTCGCGTCGATGCTGTCCGACACGCTCCGCGATCCAACCCGTGGCCGTGGGCTGCACACGCTGCCTTACCTCATCACGCTGCACAACGCATGGGAATCCTGACCATGAAACACACCACATGGAACCCGACCCGCCACAGCATCCGCCTGTGGTGGAACCGAAACGCCGTCACGGTCCTCGTCAGCCTTGGGGCGCTGGCCGTGATCTTGTGGGTGGACGGCGTGGACTCCCGGCAGGACCGCTGGAACGCCCTGTACGACCGCTGTGAGATCGCCATGCGGCAGGACAGCACCGCCAGCGACCACGAGATCGCGGATGTCTGCGGCGAGGCCGCCACCCGACTGACCAAGTAGCCCGCTCCCTCTGTGATTCAGCCCTTGACATGGGCTGGATACTTCAAGGGTCAGCCAGAACATCCTCTGGCTGGCCCGTTTCACTCCGCACTGAGACCATCCCATGCGAAAGAACACCGCCCGCGCCCTGACCAACTTCCTGAAGGGCAAGGCTGACATCCCGTCGCTGCACGGGTCCAGCATCTGGTCCGATGGCCAGACCCTCTGGTCGTACCACACCGCCCTCTGCACATGGTTCGTGTCGGGCGCGGAACCCACCAGCCGCATCCCCCGCAGTGACGACCGGCGGGCGCTGGCCCTCAACATGACCAAGTATTCCGTCACCACCACGCAGCACCAGTACGCCATCCGGTACGACCTGACACTGCGGGGGTGCCTCAAGGCGTATGACCCGGATCACCGCCGCTGGTGCCTGACGAACAGCGCCCCGCTGGTGCAAGAAGTGTGTGACGCTGACCAAGGCATTGGACGCGAGACGCTGGCCGAATACGCCAGCCACCTACTGTCCGCGTGCTACGCCGCTGACAACGCCCTCGCTGCGGCGGGTCTCCGCTGATGGCCCGCGAATATCGCCCCCTCCACTGGCAGGTCGAAGTCACGGCCACCCTGCGCGACGGCACCACCCGCCACATCCTGACGCGCCGCCACTGCTCATTCCGCGAAGGACTGCGGCGGGGCCACACCTTCTGCCGCAAGCACGGGATCGACTGGGTCCAGCTTCACGCCACTACCCCGAGTCTGGGCACCATGCCGACCGAGACGCTTCTCCCTCTGTAATTGCCCCCTTGACACGGGTAGTTACTTTCACGGGTCAACTGGACACCCTGTCTGGTTGGCCCTTTCCACTCCACCGGGACCACTCCGATGGCAACACCGAAGAAGACCGCGTTCGATGTGGGGCAGCGGGTCCGCCTCACCACCACCTGCGACGGGCTGCACCCCGATGGCGAGACTGCCGTCCGGGTCAACCCCGGCGAACTGGTGGAAATCACGGCCCACCTGTCGGGCAACAACTACCACGCCAAGTACGCCCAGCGGGTGGGCACCAACTGGGGGTGGGGTAGCGTCCGCCTCAACTTTGCCGACGCCCAGACCGTGCTCGGACGGCAACTGTTCCCCGGCCCACTGGACCGAGACCTTGGGGTCCGCCCGCAGGATCAAGGCAACGGCCCCACACTGAATGCCTCTGGGCAGGGGTCCACCGCTGCGAAGGACGAACTCCACGCCCACGGCAAGGGTGACGCGCCCAGCCCCGAGACAAGCGACGAGGAAGGCGACGGCACGGGTGGGGGCAAGGCCGACCCCGCCGCAGAGAAGGACCCGCAGGACATGACCACTCAGGAATTGTACGACGAGTTGCAGGACGCAGGTGCAGGTTCCCCGCAGGATTCCGCCGAGACCACTTCCGACGACGAGACCGACGACATGACCGACGACCAGAAGCACGCAGCCGACGCCCTCGCCAAGGCCCTCCAGCAGATGGGCACCCCCCCCGCTGCCACCCCGCCACAGCAGCAGGACGCCACGCTGGAGCAGCGTGTCGCCACGCTGGAACGACTCGACTCCACCATGACTACGCCCGTGCGGGATGCGTTCCCGTCGGTGGCGAAGCAGGTGTCGGCCATCGGTGCCATCCTGACGGGGCCGCTCGCCACCTTCATGGGCACCACGGGGGCCACGCTCGACGAAGTGAAGAAAGACATGGCCGCGATACAGGCGGCGCTCGTCGAAGCGGTGAAGGACGCAGCCAAGGCAGCGGCTGCCGCAGCGCCCGCCGCAGGGGAACCCGTGATCCATGTCTTCCAGACCCCGACGCAGACCTTCCAGACCGAGAAGGGCGACCGCCCCGAGATCGTGGAGTCCCTGTTCCGCATCGGCTGCGGGATCAAGAACATCCAGTGGGTGGGTCCGGCGGGCTGCGGCAAGACGACGATGGCCGCGATCATCGCCACCCGACTGGGCTTGGAAGTGGGGGACGCGACCTGCTCCCCCGGCATGTCGGAGACCATCTGGACGGGCCGACTGGTCCCGAACATCGCCACCGGGGTGGACAACTACCGGGTCTCGCTCTTCGCCCACCTCTTCGAGCACGGCGGCGTGTTCTTGGCCGACGAGATGGACAACTCCGATCCCGCCTCGCTGCTCGCCATCAACACGGCGCTGGCAAACAGCTACTTCACCCTGCCCGATGGTCGCCGGATCGTGCGCCACGCGGACTTTGTGATGATTTCCGCGATGAACACCTACGGCAACGGTGCTGATCGGGTGTATGTGGGACGCGCCCAGCTGGACGGTGCCTCCAAGGACCGCTACAAGGGGGGTGTCATCACGGTGGGCTACGACCCGACCATCGAACGGGCGATCTGCGGCGGGGTGGGCAACAAGAACGACGCGAAGCGGCTCTACGCTGCGGTGGTGGCCCTGCGGAAGGCGGCATCCAAGGCGGGCATCCGCGAGATCATCTCCACCCGCTGGATCGTCAGCTGCTCCAAGCTGATGGCGGGGGGCCGGACGCTGGCCGAAGCCATGCGAATCTGCGCCGAAGACTGGTCCGAGAACGACCGACTGGCCTGTGGCATTGCCGACACCGCGCCCGCCGCAGTCGAAGCCGAAGTCGAACCCACGTTCTGATCCATCCCTCTCCCTTCACTGAGACTCTCCCATGAAAGGCCGCAACAAGAGCACCCTGCCCGAAGCACACCGCTACGAGCACTACCTTACGTCCAAGGTGGACCATGACGCCCGTGTCACCATCACGGGCTACGACACCAGCGAGATCGGCGGCGGCAGCATCGTGAAGTACGACGCCCCTGCGAGGAAGGAGACCGCCTCGCTGGTCTGCTACGACATGGATGGGTTCCGCAACATCCAGAAGCTGGGGGTCGCCATGAACCACAAGGCACTGGCTCCGCGCCCCGCTGGCTGGGGGCCAGCCCCGACCGACATCTCGTGGAACGGGTACACCCATGCCCGAGGGGCCAGCTGGCTCAACAACTGGACGCAGCAGGACCGGGGTCCGGGTTCCAAGCCCGTCTGGTCCCCGACGGTGGTGATGAACGCCCTGCGGGGGGAAGGCCCTGTGATTGCCAAGAACGCGAACCTGCTGGGGGTGGTGGCCGACGCCTTGCGCCGCCGACTGCCCGCCGCAGAGGACCTGCGCCCTCGGCAGGAGTGGGGGGCCGAGGGCCACACGCTGGATGCGATGCGGGCCATGAACGGGGACTGGGACCACGCCTTCCGCCGCACCAAGCGCCGGGCGCGGGTGTCCAGTCCCGTGGTCACGCTGATGGTCACGCCGGGCGGGTGCCAGCAGTGCATGATGCAGGTCTGCCCGGTGACCGACGCATCCCAGCTGCTGATGTGGGCCGCGCCGATGGTGGCGGCGGCACTCCTGCTGGAAGAGGCGGGCTGGCGGGTGCGGGTGCAGGTCGGGCTGCTCACATCCACCGGCTCCAGCGGCGGGCCGCTCCAAGGCAGCGTCATCACGGTGAAGGAAGCCCACGACCGAGTGGACCTGCGGGTACTGGCGGCGGCCTGTGCCACGCAGCAGCTCCAGTTCGGGGCCTACGGGGTGGCGAACGGCGCACTGCACAGAGGCAACCACGAACACGGCGGGGTGGTGCTGGTGGTGAAGGACGAAGCATGGGGGTCCCAGCTGGGCAGCCTGTGGCAGGAAGCCACGGGCGGGGCAGTGGTGGGCCGACTGCCCGAGATGACGGGGCAGGAAGTGCAGGACTTCTTCCGGAACCCGAGTGCCGCGACGGTGCCCGTGGACTTGGTGGACAGCGCACTGGAACTGATTCGCACTGCGACGGGCGGGCACCTGATGGAAGTCCGCGCCGCTGGCCGGGAGGGCTGATGCGAGTCACGCCCCAACGCGCCACCCTCTGGGCCGATGCGTATGCATCGGTCCTGCGGAGGGAGCTGGCCCCGAATGATTCGACGCTGGACATCACCGACGCCTACGCCCGTGCCACCGCCGCAGAATGGATCGACCTGCGGCGGATGGGCTGGCCAATCACCCGCTCCATCCTGACCGACAAGACCGCCGACCAGCTGGGCCTCCCTGATGGGAAGCCGCAGACCATCCGCAACTTTCTCCGAGGACTCTGAACTGGGGGGCTGACCACCCCTTGACCAGACACCGTGTCTGGTTGTAGTATGCCTTGACCACCGAAGGACCAACCCATTGAGGACCACACCATGACGCACGATCCCTGTTGTACCCAGTTGCACACCGCGCACACCACCCGTGCGGCACTGGACCCTATCCGCATGGCGGACCCGACACACCCCGACTATGTCGGACTGCCCCTGCTGGAGCGCATCGCCATGATGCGACAGAAGGGGAACGAACACCTGTGCCCCATCACCCCGAACGAGGTGCTGCTGCTGGCGGATGTGGCCACGGCATGGGTGGGGTTGATGAACGACGAGACGCTGGGTCCGCTGCTTATGGAAACCATGAGGGTGCTGGCCGATGTCGGGCCGCGTATGGGAGGGAATATCACCTTCCTCGCAATGGAAACGTGTACGCCCGACCTGACCATCGGGTTCGTGGCCCTGCGGGAGGCGAGCCTGTCCGGGTACGACGCGAGCCGACCGCACCCGTACATGGACCCGTCGAGTAGAGCGGGCCGGAAGTGGATGGGCGACGAGAACCTGAGACCCTACCCCAGCCTGTGCCAGTGCGCGGCTGGCCCGCTCGCTGCGCTCCGCGAAGAGTTCACCAACCAGCTGAAGAAGCAGCGCCGGGAGGGCAAGTAAGATGAAGCTCACCCACACCAGTGCCTACAACAACGGCACCTTGGACATCAGGATCGTGGTGAAGGACATCACGCTGGCCGAGGGGGGCCAGCTGGAGGCCCGCATCCTCGCGGCTGTCGCCGTCCCCACCAACACACCCCAGCCGACAACGCCTGACCGCGCCCCGTTCACGGGGTTGAAGCTGCCCGCCGCAGAGGTAGTCGTCCGGCCCGTTCCACAGGTGAAGACGAATGGCGCCAAGCCGGTGCCGGGGATGTTCAACCAGCGGTGGAACAACGACGACGACGACCTGTTCATCATCGAACACTACGGCCAGATGAAGACGGCCAAGATCGCCGCCCGTCTGGGCCGCACCCCCATGGCGGTCAACGCACGGGCGGGCTGGCTGCGGGCGCAAGGCTACCCGATCCCGATGCTCCGGCCATCCATCAGCGAAGGGGTCAAGCGGAGCAATGCCCAGCGGGAAGCAGACAAGGCAGCCGCTCGCAGCAGGGAAGTGGTGGCGGACGAACAGGCGTACCTGCCCACCCTCACCCCGGTGGAACTGTGAGCTACTGCCGCTGGAGTACCGACGATTTCCAGTGCGACCTCTACTGCTACGCGGATGTCAGCGGGGGGTACACCACCCATGTGGCGGGACGGCGGCGGGTATACAAGAACCCGCTGCCCCCGAAGCTGGACATGCCCGAGGTCAAGGAACACGACGAGGCCAGCGCGATGGCGTGGACGCAGAAGTGGATCGTCCGCAACCATGAAGTGAGCCGCGCCCCGCACGACTGGCTGGACCTGCCCGCCACAGAGGACGGGCTGGATACCTACAACGATCCCGACCTGCCCAGCTTCAAGGCCCGACTGCTGGACCTGCGGCGGCAGGGGTTCCAGTTCCCCGACTCGGTGCTGGAAGAGATCGACGCAGAGATGCAGGAGCAGCCCAATGAAGAAGCGTAAGGTCGTGTCGGCTGGCGCTGTGCTCGTCACCCCTTGGGACATCAGGGGGTGGCGACTGCGGCGGGGATGGTATCAGTCCACCGTGGCCACTCGCTTCGGCGTCAGTACCCGGACCGTGTCTCGCTGGGAATCGGGGGCCAGCTACCCACCCCCGCTGGTGTGTGAAACGGTGGCCAAGGACCTCGGCCACCCGCTCCCGACCATCGTCATGTCCCTTGCCCGTGCCCCTCGGTCGTAGGTAGACTACCCCCCACTGTCGGGGACTGGTCCTCCTTCGCAGGGACAGGGTCGCCGGACTTCCCGGCCAACCTGTCGTCGCAACGTCATGGTGTGTGGCAAGAACCCCGTCGTCCTTCACAGGGCGGCGGGGTTTCTTGCGTTCACATCGGGGTGACTTCGATCTCGGCGCGGGGGTTTGCCCTGTCCATCCCCTCGCGGATCAGTCGGATGTCCCAGAACAGGGTGTCATCCTCGATCACCCCGGCTTCCTGCATCGCATCGGAAATCAGCTTCCACAGGTTGGCGCAGTCTCGCCTCGCCCGATTCGGGACCCAGAACCTGACGACCACCCGGCACGGCAGGTCTGCGGCGGGCGGGGTGGCCTTCCGCATGAGCAGCACCGACCATGCCTTCGCGTCCCGGTACTTGTTGGTGAGGAAGCTGCGCTGCCCACCGCTGCCTTTACCCAGCCGCTGGTTGTCCGGGCACAGCGCCAGCCACGGCAGCTGCACCCGGTAGACCCCGTCACTCACTCCTCGTCCCGCTCTCTCGCCCGCCGCAGGGACGCAGCCCGCGCTGCCTCGACCGCGTCGGCGGCGTTGGCCATCTGCTGCGCTTGCCCGCCCCGGCTGTGCTTGGCCCAGTCGTGTTCGATCTCCAGCCGCAGGGTGACCACGTTCTCCATGACCTGCGCCCCGCAGATGTGGCACCCCGGCAAGGGCAGGACGTCCCCGTCGTGCTTCTTCACGACGGACTGGATGTGGTCCGCCATCTCCGGCTTCAGCATCCCCGCCTTCACCCCGCTGGCCAAGTCCTGCACCGTCTGGGTCAGGTTGTACCGGGGCACCCGATGCGTGGCGGTCATGGCGTGACCTCGGGGTTCTCGACGTAGCCCTCGGGCAGCGGCGCGTCGAGCGGGATCATGTGCCACACCCACCGCTCCTTCCCGTCCTGCGACGGGAGCAGGGTCCAGACGGGACGGCTCTTGTGCCGGGCCAGTACATCCATCAGCGACTGGACCGCCGCGTTCGTCGGCTGTCTCATGCCACCCCCTGCAACTGGGGCTGGGGGTCGGTCAGGGCCAGAAACTTCTCGGCTTGCGGGTGCGGGACGCCACGGGCGTAGTCGCCCATCATCTCGGCGTGTCCTTCGATCCGGCTGCGGTCAGTCAGGATCGCTTCGGGGGTGTCGTACTTCTTGCCCCCGGCATACTTGCCTCGGCCCATGTGGAAGTCACTCTTCCGGGCACCGTCGAGGGCGTAGAACAATTCACTCAGGTCCCCCTCGTTCTCGGTCAGGGACCGGACGATCACGCTGCGGCGGCGGGCATCCATCCGCACACTGGCGGGCTTCTCGTAGGTGCCCTGCCAGTAGATGAACACGGCATCGGCCAGCCCCTCGTACCGCTCACGACGGGCGTTGCCCCGGCGCACCCCTTCCACCCGCTTCATCACCGACTCGCGCAGCGCCTGTGCTGCAACCGGCAGCTGCCCTCGGTTCGTCTGGTACACCACCATCGAAGGCTTCTCTTCCTGAACCAAGAGATCATCCAGTGATGGTTCTTTCTGTACTGCGCTGTTGCTGTTCTCTCTGGGAACTGCTTCCTCTACTACAACTACACCCATCCCCCCTACCCCCCTTCCCAAAGCGGCGGCTTGCGGGACGCTGATGTCACGCTCGCGGGACGCGGATGTCACGCGGTGTCGCCGCTTTCTGGCGGCAGGGGTACACTCGTACATGCTTGCCACCAGAGCCAGCAGCTGGGCTGCGATGGACTCTGGGATGGGGCGACCGGCATCCTGCTCGGCCTGTGCCAGCTGCACCAGCAGCCGCACTGCGTCTGATGTCATTGGTGTCTCCGTTCGATTGTTGTCCTGCTCGTCGGCTGATCCCTCGACCAGCCTGCTTCCTACGCTACAACCTGCTTGCACTTCTCGCAAGTCCGACCTACCTTGGTCGGTGTAGTACGGTGGCGACGGGCAGAAGGTATGCCCCGGAGCCGACCACTCCAGTTCGTTGTGCCTACTCGTCGCAGTACACCTCCCCTCCCCCGCCCAGTCCTCGACTGCGGCGGGGGTTGTGGGTTTCAGCCCTGTACCCACCCCTCGTGCCTCAGCAGGAATCGGACGACATCCATGGCGCCCTTGCCGAAGCCCAGCACGAACTCGGCACACCCCGCCACCACATCGTGGCTGGCCGTCAACAGGTGCCTCTTCAAGAGGGGCGGCAGCGCATCCAGCAGGGCGTCCCGCCGCACCCACTGTTCCATCGGGGTGGTGGTGGGCATGGCGAGGGCGGCGGTCAGTTGGTCAACGTGGTCCTGATGCAGTACGGTCTGGCGTGTGGCAAGCGTGGTCATGGCGGGGGTGCCCCCTTCTTGGCACTGCGGCGGGCATCCAGCGTTTGGCTGATGACCTGATAGAAGGTCGGCTCTTTCCCTCGGAGCAGGGACCCGACGTTGCCGGTGATCTTGGCAAGTCGGGCGACCTCCTTCCATGTGCAAGCCTCAGGGGATTCCCGCATCACCCGCTGGACCGCTTCGACCAGCCGGACCAGCGCCTGTTGCGAGACCACCCGGCGATTGTTGTTCCTTGGGACCACCGGGATGGGGTCCACGGGGCAATGCACCAGCTGATGCACCCGCTGCCGGGACACCCCGATGATGGAGGCCAGTTCGCTCTGGTCCAGCTCGGGGTGCTCCACCGCCAGTACCCGCAGCTGTTCTCTGGCGTTCATGGTGCCCTCACTTCCATGCGAGGCGGGTGCCTCGCGGTTGCAGGGTGGCAAGGATGATCTGCGGGGAGGCTGGGTCCAGCACAGGCTCGCACAGATGGATGGTCCCATCTGGCAGCCGCACGAACTCCATGTCGAACGTGCCGCCCGCGACGGCGATCTGCTTCTTCATCAGGTCGCCGTCTTCGGCAGCTTCTTCCAGCCACTCTCGCATCTTGTCGGCATCCACTGCCGTGGTCACCGTCACCTTCCGCAGCTCCGGAGGCAGGTTGTCCGGCGTGGTGTCGATCACGACCTTCCGCTTGCCGCCGACCCCGACTTCGCTGATGGTGTGGATGGTGCCATACAGGGTGTCCTGCTGCATCCGCTCCATGTCCAGCCGGATCAGCCGTTCCAACCGGTCGATGGCGTTGGTCGTGACTTTCTTCCGGGCTTGCAGCTGCGTGATCTCGTCGGCCAGACCGCCCTCCCGCCGCAGTAGCAGCTGCCGGATGCGGTAGTAGTTGTCGAACTTGATGGCCTTGCCGCCGACCAGCGCATCCAGCGCGTCCTCCTGCTCCTGCGTGATCTCCCCCTCGGTCTGTTCCAGCGTACTGACGAGGTCGAGATACTCGGTGGTCAGGTCGTACAGGCTGGTCGGCAGGGCCGGGAGTGCCGACTCGTCCACCACCGGCGTCTTCTTCTTGGTCATGCCCCCACCTCCGTCGCGCCGCGCAGGGCGGCGACGGCGGTGTCGAGTTCAGTCAGCAGCGCCGACGATTCCAGCGCCAGCGGGTCGAACTCGGCATCGGTCTTTGTGTGGAGCATCGCTGCGCTGTTCTTCTGCAACCGGACAGCAACGTCCGCCACCGCCAGCACCCGCGCGAGGGCGTCGGTGACGATCGTGTCGCCTGTCACGCCGGGATTGCGACGCCACGCGACGTAGTTCCGCACCGTCTCGATGTCACCCATTCGCCACCTCCGGCGTGACGCGGCAGCGGGTGAGGATGCGGTTTATCGTGTCGTAGTCGGTAGAGCCGACCAGACGAATTGCCCGCCGCAACGCCGCCATCGTCTCCCCATCCACCCACACCGTCGCCTCCGTGTCCTGTTCTGTCTGTGTCGCACTGTTCTGCTCCGGTAGGACAGCGGGCAACTGTTCGATCTTTTCGAAGGGTTCGGACACGGCGGGCGGGGTGGTTGCCACATCCTCAGCCCATGCGTCGAACGCTGCCGACGCGATCACCGCATCGTCCTGCGAGCGGATCGCGCCAGCCTGTGACGACGCAGCGACCCACGCGGCGTGTGCGATCATCCGTTCACGACTGTTCATCGGACGCGCCCTCCGGTGTCATCAGGTTGCGAATGGCGATCTTGGCGGCGAGCAGACCGGCCTGATAGCCGCTGTCGTAGGCGATGGCGAGCGCCACGTCTCCATGCTTCCCCTCCCCCACGGCGGGCGGGGTGGCGAGGGTGGCTTCGAGCTCACGCGCACACTGGTTGAACGCCATGCGCTCCCCTGAATCGCTATACGGCATGTCCGCTTCGTCCTTCCACTTCGCCGCCAGTTCCTTCAGCACCTCCCTCGGCGCGCTCACGGCGACACGTCCAGCGTGGCGGGGAGGATGACAATATGAGTGCACCCCATTCGGTTGAACTGCTTCGCGAGTTCTTCGCGAGATTCTCGTGGATTCCCGCATCGCAATAGCTGCTCCCCGACAAAACCAAGGACATGCCCACGAGCCTCCGGCACATCCCCCGCCGTCCACGCCCGCGCCGTCTGCACCGTGGTGCGCCGGTGCCACGTCACGCCGTCAGCCGACCAGCGGGCGCACTCGCGCTGCGGGGGCCACTGGCCTGCGGTCGTGACGAACCGGTCACCGTTCACCGTCTCGCAAAACAACTGCACGGCCTCGTCGTTCTGGTTGCGCGGGTCCGCGATGCTTGCCCCCGTCTCCACCGGACGCCGGACGACAGTTACCGGAATGGTCTGAATACCGGGCGACGGAACTACTACCAAACTGTCAGCCGATGCAGAATTAGTAGTTGCCCCGGCGCGGGCGGTGAGGCGGGCGTTCAGGATGTCGGGCACCTCCCTCGGCGCGCTCACGGCGACATCAGACGGCACGGTCATGGCTCCTCCCGTCAGAACGGGGGCCTTCTTCCATTCCGGGGTGGGTGACAGGGTCAGAGTGGCGGCGCAGTTCCCCGAACATCTGGAGCTTGACCCAGCTGCGGAAGCGGTGCCACACCCCACGCTTGCGGAGCTTGACGATGTGGTCGCGGAAGATCAGGTCGGTGCGGTCGTTGGCGCGGACCTGCGTGTACTTGGGCATCGTGTCCTCCAAGGGTGGTGCCCCGCCGCAGGGTGCGACGGGGCTTGACATGGGTCAGAACGGCAACGAGTCGTCGTCTTCTTCCACGAACTGCCCGTCACGCGGGTCTTCCATGTGCTCTGCCGTTGTCTGCTGGTGACGGGAGAACTCAGCCGCTTCCTTGGCGTACTCCTCCTTCGTCTTGTTCCAGTATTCCCCACGGGTGTAGCTGTCGGTCAGGACGCTGGCATCCAGCGCGGGCATCCCCTTCGGCAACGGGCTGGGCGAGCGCACCGTGGCATAGGTCCGGCCCTTCTGGGACTGCTTGTGCCCCACTGTCAGCAGCAGCGGGCGACCGACCAGCTTGTGCAGGGCGAACCCGTCCTTCAGCTGCTCGTCGGTGAACACCTTGCCGTACCAATCGGACACGAACTTGCGGAGCTTGCTCGTCTCGTAGGTGGACAGGGTGAACTCCTGCTGCACCGTGACGAGGGAGTTGTCTTCCTCCTGTCGCTCGCCACTGGCGAACACCATTGCCACCTTGTGGACCAGCGTCGGGGCCTTGCCGGGGTAGGTGTCCAGCTTCCGGCCAAGGTCGATGATGTCCACACACACGAAGACATGGGTGCCTTCGGTGTGGGGGGCGAACTTGCTGGCCGCGCTCTCGCCGGGGGGCGGGGCCATGATCCGATCAGGTGCCGATGCCATACTCAGGTCCTCTCGCATGGAGATAGGGATGTCGAACACGCGGGCCGAAGGTGCCCACCCCCAGAGTATCGCACCAAGTCCACCCCTTGTCAAGAGGTGTGACGATGCGGTGTGTACCTACCTGATCCAAGTCCCGTTGACCTTGCTGGTGCTGGCCAACGGGGTCGCAACGGGGGTGCGCTACGCGGCGCGAATTGGCAGGGGCAAGGGCAGCGGGGCGACGTAGCCCAGCACCGGGTCCTTCCCCACGGTGACTTCCTTGAGCGAGACCGCCACCCCGTTGCGGCTGGCACCGAACCCGGCACCCTCCACCGTGGTGTTGCCCTCGACGGACAAGATCAGCGGGCTGACCCGGATGATCTGCCCGATGTGCTTGGCATCGCCCGGCACCCCATACAGCACAGCCCCGCCCAGCGGCGGGGTGCCCCCCGCAGGAACCCAGCGGTTGGTGGCGATGGCCCAGCGCATCCAGCTGTCGCAGCTGGCGTAGCCGCCCGGCGTGACCAGCCCGGCGTCCTGCCACCATGCCCCCACCGCAGCGGCACACCAGAAACTGCCAACCGGGGCACCGGATCGGTTGCAGTATTCGTCGATGACCCCGGACCGATTACTGCCCAGCGGCATTTCGCAGATGCCGATGTCCGCGACGGCCCGACGGATCACGTTGGCGATCCGGGTCGGGGTCGAGTCCGGGAGCCAGCGGGCTGAAGAGATGGCGGTCATCAGGCCCCCGGATCGAAGGTGCCCTTGCTCAGGTCGAACGGGTTGTTCGTCACGCCCGCCAGCTTGGCTTCGATCTTCTTGGTCTGCTGCCCGTTCTTCAGCAGGAAGGCCAACGTCGCGGCGATGAGGGCTTCCAGTGCGGCCTTGTCGATGGAGAGGTCCGACCCCACGGCGCTCGGGTCCAGCTGGATACCCAGCACGTTGCCCGCCATGACCAACCCACCAGCCAGCACCACCACGACCAGCTGCTTCACTGCTGCGGGGGCCTTGTCGAGCACCCCGCTCACCATCTTGAGCAGGTCAGTCAGGCGGTTGGCGAAGAACCCGGCCAGCAGCGGAATGACCAGCGTCAGGACAGGAGAGATGGCAGAAAACAAAATCGACTTCATCGGGGGCCTCTGTTGGAAATGGTGGGCGGGGACGGGATGACGGACGGGTCTACCGCATGGTCCGGGCACTCGTAACTCTGTGGGTACAGCCGACAGGTGAGACGAGAAACTTGCTGGAGCAGCAGCGTCATCTGCTTGCTCTGCGCCTCCTGTGAAAGCCGGATCGCCGCGACTTCCTCGCGGGTCGCCATACTTTTTTGGTTGGCTTGGTTGTACCCCCATGCGACAGCAAGGGCGAGAGCTGGAAGGCCCAACCACTTGACGACTTCCCACAAAGGCACCGGCCCGTGATGCGGCGGAGAAGGATGTGCGGTGCCGGTATGCACAGGGCTGGCCATTACTTCTTCCTCGGGGAACGGGTGGCACGGGTGACGGCGCTATCGACCGCCGCAGGATTTCGGAGCGAATCACCCGCGAATCTAGCAAGCTCGGCCCGCAGTCGGGCGCCTCGCTCCTGCACTCGGAGCCGGTATTGCGCGGTGGTCTCCGTCTTGTTCTTGGGTGAAGGGGCTGGGGTGATCGGTTTGGCTGGATCGCCCGGTTCTGCGGTGGTGTTGAGAACGTCGATGGTGCGCTGTGTCGGGGCATCTCCGACCTTCATGTCGATGCCGACGAACGGGAACTCTCCCTTGAGGCCAACGCCCCGCCGACCCCGACCATCCTCTGGCCCCGCGACGGGGCTGAACAACTGGTTCCACACCCCCTCGGGGGCCTTGATCGGATCGCCCAGTGCGTTGAGGGCTGGCGGGGCTTCGTCTTGCAGCCCCGGAATCTTGGCCATCACGGCGTCCGGCACATTCTCCGGCTTGCGCCGGATACCGTCCTGACCCTGCGCCACCGCCGCCACTGCTGACGGCACGATGCTGGCTGCCGTCTGCTGCACGAACGTGGCTCCCTTCCGGGCCGGGTCGGCTGCCGCATCGAACACCTTGGCCGCACCCTGCATCATCGGCGCATCCAAGAACACCTGCGCTGCCGCACCCGCCGCAGCGCCTGCGTCTGACAACAGGTCCGTGTCGGGGTCGATCTTGTGGGTCTCGACCAGCGTGGCCCCCATGGCCAGCGCCATGCCCTGCGGACCCAGCCATGCAATCGGACGCCACTTGCCGCCGATCAGGATGGAGTTGGCCGGGGCGTTGTCGAGATCACGCGCCGCCTTCCGCTTCGGATCGTTCTTCGGGTACGCCCCCGTCATGGCCCCGCTCTTGGCCAGCATCATGCCCAGCCCCATCAGGCCGAACGTGCCGACCGTGGCCTTGGTCAGCTTGTCCACCACCTTCCGCTGCCGGATCAGGACGTTGAGCGCGTCGTTCTCGGAGAGGGTGCCCTGCGCCGTCACCAGCTTCCGGGCCTTCAGCACCTCGTCGGCCCAGCGTGCGCCTTCGTATCCGACTCGCAGCGCACCCAGCGGGGAGTAGTCGATCCCCTTGCTGGCGAGGTTGGCAGGTACGCGGGCGAACGGCAGGACGATCCCTTCCATCACGGCGTCCGCCGCAGACTTCACGACGCGGGCCGTCTGCTCGCTGGCCCCCACGGTCAGCGCCGTCTCCTTCGCCAGCTTGCCCGGTGCCCGGCGAGCCTTCTCCGCGAACACCGCGAGCGCCCCATCGTTGATGAAGGTGAGGGAGCTGACATCGTCGATCACCCGGCCCAGCAGCTGCGGGTCGGTGCTGGCCGTGGCGGCGATCACCTTGGCCCGCGCTTCGCGCTGCGCCCCCCGCAGCCCTTCGCGGTGCGCCCGTGCCGTCGCCTGATTCTGGAGCGCGACATCGTAGGCCATGCTGCGAACGATCTTGTCGGCCACACCCGTGGCCTTGTTGACCGTCTGCACATACAGGTCGAGCACCCCCTCCACCCGTGGCCCGAAGCCCGTGCCCATCTTGCCCAGCTGGTCGGGCAGGTGGCGCGGGTCGTCGGGGCTGGTGAACAGCCCACGGATGCGCGACAGGGCAGGCATCTCCCCACGCGCAATCATCACCGGGTCCACCTCCGGTGTCCGCATCGCCTCGACCCACCGCTCGGCAGCTTCCTGCGCGTTCTTGGCGGACGAAATGTTCTTGGCCACGCTCTGCATTCCCTGCCGGATCGCATCTTCCGATAGGACCTGCTTGGTCCGGGCCAGCACCTCGTCCCTGCGGCGGGCGAGGTTGCTCAAGGGCAGGAACAGCTCCGTCCGCATGTTGCCCTTCTGCGTCAGGCCCAGCATTTCGGTCGCGCCGTACTCAAACATCTTGTCGAACATCACCCGCAACGGCTTCTCGCCCTTCTGGACGAACACCATGTTGCCGACGCTGGAGATGACATCTTTGACGCGGCCCGCCGGGCGAGTCAGGAACCCGGCCCGCACGATCCGCGCTGCCTGCAACAGGCGAGGCACATGGTCGAACTCCTTCAGCCGGGTCAGCAGCTTGGCCCGGTCTGCCGGGTCCTTGCTGCTGGCCAGCCGGGTCAACTCGTCGATCTCTTCCATCGTCAGGTCACGACCCGCCGCCTTGTGCGCCTTGGCCACCCAGTAGGACGGGTCTGCCACAGCCTTGGCCATGATCTTGTTGGCCTGCAACGCCCGGCCCTGCTCGCTGCTGCCACGGGCACCCGCCATCGCCGCCCAGTTGGCCTCTTCGCCCAGCTTGGCGTGCAACGCTTTGAGCGCATCGCGCTGCCCCGGCATGGCGTCCCAGTTGACGGACACATCGTCCAGCCGGGCCTTGATGACGGCCATCTCGGTGATCTTCTCGCGGAACATGGTGGCCACCGCGACCAGCGTCTCGCCGTCGGGCACCCGCTGCCGGTCCACATACTTCACCAGCTCGTCGGCGGGCATCCCGTACAGGCGACCGGCCAGCGCCAGCGTCTCGTCGTTGGTGACAGTGGTGCGGCCCGCCGCCCGCTGGGCGTTGATGATCTCCTGCGCCTCCTGCGCCAGCACAGGCGGCAGCCCCAGACGACGGACGTTGTCGGGGTCCTGCCGCTTCGGAGTGACCTCACGGGGGTTGATCGACTCGGTATCCATGCGCGGCCCCTTGGCTGCCGGGGTCCGCATCTTCGGCGCGACACCCGCCGCCGTCAGTTCGGCGTCCGCTACGTTGCGGGCGACCTGCCGAGCGATCTCGACCTCTCGCCCAGCCCCACGCGCTACGGCCCGCAGACCCTTGAGCCGACCACGGGATGCGGCAAAGATCATGGTGCCCAGCCCGACGGTGGCCCCGGTTCCTGCTGTGGCCCAGAACCCACGGTCTGACTCTTCGCCCTCTTCCTCTTCGGGCAGCTGCGCCTCGGCTACGCCAGCCGTCAGGCCAGAGACGCCGCCGACCGCACCGATCTTGGCGATCTCCTTCTTGATTTGCTTGGCCGCTTCGGCGTTGCGGGTGGCGACGGCGATCTTCAGATCGTTCTCCAGCGCCTGCTTCTCGACCGTGGCATCCTTCGGGGTGTCGCTGAACATGGCCCGGACGCGCTGCTTCCACGCCTCCAGCCCGGCCTCGGCGGTGGCCTTGGCTTCGGAGGTGGCGGCGGATGCGACTTCTTCTTCCCACTGCTGGCGGGACTTGCTGACAGGCCGGGCTGCGGCAGGAGGCTGGGGAGCAGGAGCCGGTGTCGCCTCCGTCACCGGCTCGACCTTCGCCTTCTGCCCTCTGGCTTTCCGTGCGGCAGTCTTTGCCGCCTCCTCTTCCAGCTGGGCGATCTGCTTTTTGGTGACATCCACTCTGGCAATCGTCAGTTCGGCCTGCCGCCTCGCCTCCTTCGACATCCCCTTGGTGCCCGTCTTGGCCAGCCGTTCGCCTTCCGCAACCTGCGCCTTCAGGCGCTCCAGCTGCGCCTTCGATGCGTTCGCGGCCCAGTTCGGGTCGTACGGCAGGGCCAACGCTTCAGCCATCACGCCGCGCCCCTTCTTCTTCGCCGCCAGTTCCGCCTTTGTCTTGGCGGGCTTGGTGGTAACAGGGGTGTCTGACACTGGTGCTGCGGCGGGAGCAGGCGGCGGCTCCACCACTGCGGCGGGCGGTGTTACTGATGGGGCTGCTGCGGTAGGAGTTGGCTCGACGGCGATCCCCAGCCGTCGCTTCAGCATGTCGATCTCATCCCGCTGGGCTTGCAGCGCAGCGGCCTGCTCGTCGGCCTGCACCTTGGCTTCCAGCTGCCGCCGCAGGTCCGCCGCCTCTGCCGCCAGCCGGTCCGCCTCGGACATCATGGCGGGCACGCGCTGCGGCGGGGTCGGGGCGACCGGCGCGGTGACGCGGGTGCGCGAGACCGACCCGGCAGGCAGGGCTGGACCCAGCTGCGGGTTGTCCCGCAGGTACTGACGTTCGGCTTCCGCCGCCGCCAATTCGCTGGCGTCTCTGGCGGCGCGGGCCTTCGGCGTCTCAGGCTTCGGGCCAGCCGGGCGGCGGTACTGGGTGTTGAAGGTGGCCGGGTCCTTCGTCGGACCAACCACCTCGTCCGGGTCATACGACTGGCCTTCGAGCACCCGCAGCGCCTTCTCTGCGGCGGGCGACGACCCGGCCTCAGGCGGCAGCGGCTGTCGCTGCGCCTGACGGAACGCCTCATCCTGCTGACGGGCCAGCGCATCTGCGAGGAAGTCCCCTCGCTCCATCATGCGCCGGGTCAGGGCCTCCCCTGTCAGGCCCTCAAGGCTCATCTCCTTCGGGAACTGGACCGACCCGAACGGCGTCTCCACCGTGTTCGGATCGACAGGCTCGGGCGCGACGTAGTCCGGGGGCGTCCGCCGCACCCGAATCTGCCCGCTCCGGTCGGACACCACGATGATGTCGTCCGGCAGCTTCCCGTTGTAGTCATCCAAGGCGTCGGCCAGCGCGATGGCGCCTTCCTCCTTGCTCCGGCCCATGACCTTGCCGTCCAACGACTGGTCGCCATTGGTCCCGGCCTCGTACTTCCACCCACCCGCACTGCTGCCCGACCGGGTCAGGCGGTGTTCGATGTTGTCTCCGAAGTTGACCATCGCCACCTGACCGCCGTTGGTGTTGACGGTGGTGATGGTGGCACCCATCTCTTCTCGCAGGACCTTCTTGGCCGAGTTCTGATCCAGTGTCTTCGGCTTCGGCGGCGGGGGCACATACCCTGCCGTCGCATCCTGCCCTTCCAGCCGGGGGTCGTTGGCGACACGGCCCATGATGCCGTCGTTCTGCGGACCGGGGTCGCGGATGTCAAACTCGGAACCCGGGGCCGGACTCAGGTTGCGCTCACGCGCCCGGTCAAACGTGGTCATCAGGCCCGACGACTTCGTCTGGCTTGCCGCCAAGTCATCGGCCACCTTCTCCCGCATCACCGGCTTGGTTTCGGTCTCGCGTCCATCCGGCGGGCGCTTCACGGCACGCTGCGGCTCCCGCACACGCGGGTCGCTCGGCGGCGGACGGACGGGGACGCGCTGCCCGTAGTAGTCCAGCACCAGATTCCCTTCGCGGTCGCGCAGGTACTTGACCTGACCGGCGTCGGTCTGGTTCAGGATCAGATTGCCGTCGGCATCGCGGGCGAACCCGCCGCCTTCGACATCCCATCCCGTCGGACCCAGCGGGACGTTCTCGTACTCCGGGTCGATCTTCAGCCCACGCGCCGACGACCGCAGGTCCGGGTCGTTGAGCAACCCTCCCTCGGTGCCGACCACGCGCCCGTCCTTCTGGATTTGCGTGCCCGCAATCTGCGACGACTGGGTCTGGGTGAGACCCGGACGGAAGCCGGTGACCTCACCCGTCACATCGTCGTAGACCTTCTGCATCTCGACGCGGTTGGTGATGCCCGCCTTCTCCAGTTCGCCCTGCAAGAGCCGGAACGCATTGCGCTGCTGAATGTCCAGCTTTTCCAGATCGGCCTTCTGCGTCAGGCTGCCGCTGCTCGCTGTAACATCAGCAATCTTTTGCTGCACCTGCATCAGGTCGAAAGCTGCCGCTCGCACCTCGGGGATTGCGCTCGCCGCCTCGCCGTTTTCGGCCCGCGTCGGATAATCTCCACGCCGGGACGGGTAGCTGCTGCGGGGGGCAGGCACGGCGTTGCCACCCACGATGCCAACCGGGCTGCCCGTGGGTCCACCCGGCGGCACGAAGTACGGCCCCAGCTGCGGGTTGGCCGGGCTGCCGTCTGGCCCAAGGCGAACGTCGGTCAGCGGGTTGGTTGGCAGGTCGCGCCTTCCTTCCAGCAGAGACGGCACCCGGCTCAGGGCGGCACCGCGTGTCGCGGCGTCGTCCAGCGGACTGACCATCTTCGACAGGAGCGCGTTGATCTGCGGCATCCCTTCGGCCTGCTTGTCGCGGAAGTTCAGACCAAGGCCCGACAGCACGCCACGCGGCCCCGGCTCCACAGGGAACGGGGTCGGGATGACAGACCCTTCGTAGGCCGGATCGTCAGGCAGGTACTGGCGGGGCTGCTGCAAGCCCCGACCCCGCACGGCGTTGCCTGCCGCCGACAAGTCTTCTCGTTCAAGGTCGATGGCCGTCTTGCCCGGCATTACCGATGTGCGACCCGGCTGCTGCACATACGGCAGCTGCGTCACATCGTCCGGCATGATGATCGGTGTCTGGCCCGACGGCAGGACGTTGACTCCCGGCTGCTGCGGCGGGATGCGCGGCGGGCGCTCCTGCGTGACAGACGCCAGTAGTGCGCGGATGTTCTCGCCCGGCTGGGGGATGCGGCCTGAAGCATCTCCCGTGATGGCAGGCAGCATCCTCCACGCCGGACCCTGAAGCTGGTTCTGGAGCGGACGGGTCAGGAACTCGGGAATCTCTGCGCCGGGTGACGGCGGCATCACCGCAGGCAGGGCAAAGCGGGCCTGACTCTGCGTCTGATTGCGGACGCGAGGCGGGTCAGTCAAGAACTCAGGAATAATCGGAGTGCGGTCAATCCCGGCGGGCATCGGGATCGGCAGATTGTACGACGGTCCTTTGCCCTTGGTGATCTGGCCCTTTTGCCACGGGGTCAGCGGGGTGCGGCTGGCCGCAATCCATTCCTCTCGGGTCTGCGGACCCAGCACTTCGCCCGTCTGCCCCTTGCTGGCCAGCCGCAGCCGCTTGGCCTTGGCGTTCCGCAGCACCCGCCGCAGTTCGGCAGGGTCTTCAGCTGGCGCTACAGGGGCGGCCTCTTCCACAGGCGCGGCTGCCGCCGCTGCCTCTGCTTTCTTCTTGCGGGCAGGACGAGTGGCCTTCGTGGCGTCATTCGCCGGGCTGCCCGAGACTGGGGTGGCCGGGGTGGTGATGGGGTCGGGGGTTGTGGCGGGCGTTACCTTTGCCGCTGCGACAGGCGGAAACGCCGCTGGCGTATCAGCCTGCGCGGCGGCATCCTCTATCGACCCACGCCACAGCGGGCGAGACTGCCTCTGCTGCGGGAGGCCCGGCCCGATGGGGGCAGGCCCCTTCGCGGCGTCCAGTGCCTTCATCCGAGCGCGGGTGTCCATGCGGGCACTGATGCCCTCAAAGACCTTGCCGGTCGTGAGGTCCACCGCACCTTCGACAGCCATACGTCCGACCGGGCTGTTCGCCAGATCGTCGCGGAAGCTGCCCGGCTCGGCCTTCGGGATGCGCCCGCCGAACCCGCCGTCCGCGATCATGCCTGCCGTCGAACCCTCACGCTCGGACCCGGCCCCGACCAGCAGTGGCGAGATGATGGCGGTATTGGCAGCGGCACGGCCCAGCTGCCCGGCGCGGGTAGACTGCGGCGCGACTTCGACTGCGCCGCGCAGCGCACGCGCCACGTTGGGGAAGTTGGTGGCCAGCCGGGAGCCGGGGGCGGTGGCTGCCAGCACACGGGCACCCGCCGCAGACCCGGCGATGGCCCGCTGCGTGCCAGACACGAACGGGCCAAGCAACTTGCCGACACCTGCCAAGCCGCCGCCGACCTGCGCGACCATGCTGGTCGCGTCGTCCTCGCCCGCTCGGGTCGTGATCTTTTCACGGGCCGTCCTGAATGTTTCGCTGACTCGGTTCTTCCCCAAGGTCGGGGCCTTTGACAGGGTCTCCCCAATCCCCAGCACACCGGGAACCAAGCCTCGCAGCAAGGCGTCGTCCGCCAGCCGGGGCAGCGGGACGTACTGGCCATTCGGCAGCGTCGGGAACTCCAGCTGCCGGTCCGCCCAACGGTTGGCTGCATCGACACCGCCGCGCACCCGGTCGAGGACGCTGCCCTCTTCGGGCATCGACGACCAGCTGGCCAGCTTCTTGGTGATCCGCTGCGGGGTCGAGACAGGCTTGACCCGATCCGGCGTCATGCCGATGCCGCGCCCCGCCAGATTCGCCATGAAGTCCCGGCTGACATCGCCCGTCGCAGGCTTCTGCGCGGGCGCGGTATCAGGGGCCGCGAGGTAGGAGTCCAGACTGGACTCAAGCTCCCGGTCCAGTTCGGCTTCCAGTTCCGCGTCGGTGCGGACCTTCTTCGGCGGTGGCTGCATTACTTGCTCCCTTTCTTCTGCGCCTCACCCCACGCACGGATGCGAGCGGCGTTGGCTGGGTCTGCGGCAGTCCGCCGCAGCACGATGGCATCAATTCTCTGGGCCTCGGTCGGCTCTGCCGGTGCAGCCGATGGCTTGGCATCCGCCTTCGCCTTCCGGTCTTTCGCCGCCTGCTCGGCCAGCGTGACCCGGCGCTCGCCCTGATTGGTCCGCTTTTCGACCGCCGCCACCCGCCGCGCACCCTGCCCGACTCTCGCTCCGTCGTTGGCCAGTCGGCCCCGCGCCACTTCCAGCTGCCCCTCGCCCAGCCCCAGCCTGCCGTAGGCGATGCGCTCCAGCGCCTCGTACCGACGGTCGCGGGCGAGGTTGTCTCGGGCGTTCTCGTCGTTGCGGGCGTTCAGGGCGATCATCCCCTGACTGCGCCGTTCTGCCGCGTCCTGCTCCAGCACCGCGTCCCGTGCTTCCTGCCGGGCCAGCTGGTCCTGCCGGTACAGCCGTTCATTGAGGTCGGCTTCCCGCTGCGCCGCCAACGCTTCGCGCCGCCGCTGCAACTCGGCAGTGACGTTCATGCCTTCGGCAGCGCCGGATGCGGCACCCCCGACCCCGGCGAAGATTTGATCCAAGAGGCCCATGGTTACTCCAGCCCAGCGATGCGGTTCTCGCCCAGCCGGTCCAGCAGTGCCATCAGGTCACGCCGCTCGTCCGCCGAGATGCCTGCGTAAATCTGATCCTCGCTGGTGCCCAGCGACCGGAGAATCTGCTCCCGCCGCAGTTCCGCTTCGCGCTCCCTCAAGGCGAAGTCGTCGTCGTACTGGCGCTGGTCTTCGGCAAAGCGGGCGTCTTCACGATCAAGTCCCGAGAGACCCTGTGTCGCGGCCAGTGCCGTGTTGATGGCGTTCGTCCGGTCCTGCGTGGACTGGCGAGCCGCATCCACGGCCAAGTTCCCGGCGTAGTCACGGCGCTGACGGTCGAGTCCCTGCTCGTAGCTGCCCAACGCACGCGCTGCCTCCGTCCCGTCGTAAAAGCCTCGACCGGCCAGTGACTCGTCCACCCGACGACGCCCCTGCCGTGCCTCGGCATCCAAGTTGGCGTTGAACCGATCCAGCTGGTCCTGCATCTGCGGGGCACCGTATCCGCTCGGCGTCTCCAGCAGGGACTGCAACGACTGGGTGATCTTGGCACGCCCCGGCGCGAGGGCCGGGTTCTGGGCCATCGTCGGACGGGCCGCACGCTGCACCGGGGCCAGCGGCGGGGGAGCCGGGCGGGCCATGCCGCTGTTCCGCAGCTGGGCGAACGTCGGGGTCTGCGCGACCGGGGTGTTCTTGTTCGGATCGACGGACACGCCGGGGTTCTGCTGCGTGACCGGCGAGGCGGGCTGCTTGTCCGCCACATCCATCGGCAGCTGGTCCGACTTGGCCACCCCAGCGGTGCGGTAGCCCCTTCGGATTTCGTTGCGCTCGTCTTCCCCTTGACCACCCATGCCGCCACGGTAGTCAAGGCTGGACCCGCCTGATCCCAGATACTCCAGAGGGTTGACGGCCATCAGGACAGCCCCCCGCCGCCCATCCCGAGGCGAGACATGAGGTTGGAGACGATCTGGCCACGCTGCGGGGAGTACATCTGGTCCTGACGCTTCATGCGCTGGAACTCGGCATCCTTCCGCAGGCGCTCGTCCTCGCTGACTCGTCGGGACTGACCGCTGGTCAGGATGTCGTCGTTCAGCTGGCGCTCGCGCAACTTTTGCGCGGCCTCGAACTGGCGCTGCTGCTGAAGCGCACCGAGTCCGGCCCCGGCTGCGCCAACGGCGGTTCGCATGGTGTCAGGGTTGCCGGTGATGCTGCCAAGGGCACCCTTGATCCGGTCCATGACGCCTTGTTTGGGCATGTTGTTCCCGATCAGGCCCATGATGTTGTCGAGATCAGAAGGCTGCCCGATGGCTGCGCCCGCCGCAGGCTTGGCACCGCCAACCCTGTTCAGGGCGACATTGCTCAAGGCGGTCGTGGCACCCTTGCCGATGGTCTTGTTGCCGAGGCTGGTAGCGGCGCTGCCCAGCCTGCTGACGCCGGGAACCTTGTTCAGGGCACCGGCCCCGATGCCGCCGATGGCCGCGCCAGTCAGGGCACCCTTGACCCCGCCGCCCCGCAGCGCCCCGCCCAATGCGCCGCCCGCCGCAGCACCCAGTGGCCCGGCGACGATGCCGCCCACGATGGGGGCCGCGACCCCCGCCACTTTCTTCAGCGCATTGCCGACTTTCTTCCAGCTCATGGATCAGTCCTCAGTGAAAAACGAGACACCAATCCACGGTCGTCCTGACGGACGCGGCGGTGTCTGAATCCTAGCGCAACAACAATGGGGAAAGAAGCGGCACTGTGGCGTCAGGGCGCCAACGAGCGCAGCTGCGCCAGCGTCAGGTCCGTCTCTTCGATCTCGGTCGTCAGCCGCTCGACAGCGGCCACATCACCAATCGCAGACGCGGACGCGGAGAGCTGCGACAGGTGGACGACCTTGCGTTCGAGCAGTTCGATCAGGGCGGCGATGGTCATGGCTAGATCACCATGGCGCGGAGCATCACCGTGCTCGTGTTGAGCAGCATGTAGATAAAGTCGATCTCCGTGCTCCCGTCCTTGTAATGCACGTCGAAGGCCGTGTCGCCCGCGATGGCCGCGCCTTGCGTGTAGGTCATCGTGGACCACCCGTCCTGCGCGCCCGTCACGACGTTGTAGCGCATCCATCGGCCCGTCGCGTCTTTTTGCGCGTAGATCGAGTTGTGGCGGTACGTGTACTTCGTGCCCGCGCCGAAGACTTCGGTCGCCGGGGCGTAGGTGAGCGCACTCACCCATGTGTTCGCCGCGATGTCATAGCGGTCGAGCACCGCACCCGCGCCGCCACGGAACGAGTAGATGTAGCGCCCGTTGAGGATCGCAGACTCGTCCGTCCACGCCGCGTCTCCCACTTCCCACACCCAATGCGCCGACATCCCG